CTCAATGATTATGCCGTCGTTATATATAGTAACCTCCGTACTCCCAGCCGACTGAGTAGTGCCAGTGACTAGGCCAGCGGAGGTCATGCTCAGCCCTGCGGGGAGTTGGTCAACAGTAAACCCTGCGGGGTCCGCGTTGCTCCACCCCGAAGCCGCGTTCCAATTGACACTATCGCCCGTGTAATTCGTCCGGGGATTGTAGCTTGGAGGCGTCGGCGGCACCGACTCTTGCCCCCCAGCAAGGAAAACGGTGTGAACGACCGAGGAGTTCCATTTCCCATACATGGCTATTTCATCAAGGCTGCGCTCATAAGGCGTCAGTAGCACTTGAGAGACCGGGTGGTTTAGATATGAGGAACAATATCTCTCCGCGAAGACACGTCGCTGAATTGGCGTGTCAAAGCCCGTTAGCGCCCCGGACGCATTTCCTTGTGGGTTATCTATACAGAGAGCAACTGCATCCGCTGGCACCCCGCCTGCGGCATAGCTAATATTAACGAATCCTAAATTCTGGTCGCCCGGAGTGGGTATCTTAAACCCCTTGGAGCCAACTCCCGAGACCCCAGAGGTGCCTTTCAGCCTACCGTGATAAAGCACCGCTATATTGGGATGCGGATCATAGGACACGAATTCCATCGTGCCGGTGTCGCCTGCGACTATAAACCTCCCACTGTAACTTACGTTGTATTTTGTATTCCTTCTTAATTCCTTCCCCTCCGCAGAGGCCCCATCTGGAACAAGGGCCATGTTGCCCGTGCTCCAGTGCCCATTCCAGATACTCATAATGAACCCGGCCGCATCCGGGGCAACGGCTGACACGTCTAGTACGTGCCATGTGGAGTTATTGACCCATTCGCTTCGCCACGACTCAATCGCTACGGCATTGGTAACCATTTCAGCGTCGTCGTCAGTAATCCAGCCCGTGACATATATCTTATCGGGCGGGTCATTCCCTACCGGTAACCATCCTTCGAACAACTTATTCTGGTCAAGGGCGATTATCCATTGCTTCCAATTAGCGGCGTCGGCCTCTACAACGGGGGCATTCTCATAGAAGGGTTTCCCATCATCCGTACTGCCATTGCATCGGAATCTAGCTTGAGCTTTTCTTACCCCCCGCTGTTGGTACTGCTGAAGAATGATAGCGACCGCGTTCGGGGGACAAAAAAAGTCCGTTGCCGGGATGTCCGCCCAGTAGTCTGGACAGTACCGTTGAATGTCTATCCACTGTTCATCCGGCAAAAGAATCATCAAAAGATCCCAGTAAGGTCTATTCCCGTCTGCACGTAAAAAAGGTCGATATAATAGTCTCTAATGCCCCGCGTGCTATTGGGGAGGAGGCTATCCATCCGGTCCATCTCGGCTATCCACAGAGGTAATAAGTCGAGATGAGTTTCAGGCCCTAGTGGGGCACCCGCTATCGGGGAAACCGGCTCCTCGGTGTTGCTGGCTACGGTTGGATAGTGCCGGGTCGTAGTGTCTACGAAACGGTAGGCACTTTCTGGTGCTGGGAACCCCATCTCCATGTTGGCGAAGTGAAACCCTACTAACCCCATCATCGCGCAAAGATGTTGGAGCTGGTTAAACTGGTCTTTCGTGGCGTCCGGGTCGGCGACAATCAGATTCCAATCCCCATACTGGTATGGGACGTTTTGCGCCCACGCCCCGTAGTAAACGTCGCTCAGCTCATTAACTATGCGAATCTGCACGGGGTCCGCCACGATGCGAACTACCTCCCCAAGGATTCCGTCAGAGTTTGGTACGTTATAAACGTATTGAGACCCCGGAATGTTGACCGGCCCGTAGGTCATACCACACCGTCAACCACAAATTTACTAGGTAGCGGGCTAGCCCCGGCGGAAGTCCCTTCAAATTTAGATGCCGCCTTCGTATCCGCCTTCAGCGCCTTCTCTGCCTTGCGCTTCTCCCCGGCGGCTTTCATTTCTTCCCGACGTTTCTTCCCCCCCTGAATGCCTGCGCCTGCGGCAAGCCCTGTCGCTACCCCCGAAGCTAACCGGGCCGTCGGACGTGTGGACTTCCCCGACGAGTCGTCAACCGGGTTTTCCTCTCCGTTACTCAAAATCCCCATGTCTGCACCTCAGTCCGGATTCCCATCGGCATCAACGTCGGGCAATGTGTAGCTCGGCTGCGCCCCTGCCTGCTTAGGAGTTACCCCCTTAGCGGTGAAGTCGTTGTACTCATCGAAGTCCGGGGCGGTGTACTCCTGAGAGTCCCGGCCTTGAACCTCCCGCATGTGCCTAGTGCTGCTTCGTCCCGCCATAAATCCTCCTAGATGATATTTCTTAACGAAGGGTATCCCATCTCCCAATACTCAGAAGCGGTTACCGTCGTGCCAAGCCCAAAGCGGAATTGCGCTGACCATGTGGCGTCATCAATTGTGAACTCAAAGAAGCAGATGGTAATCTGGTTTATATCTGTACAGTTCACTTTGGAGTCGGTGATAGTAATCCCGGTGTTCCCCGTTAGAACTACCGCTCGACCCCCAGTACCAGACGCGGACATCTTCTCCACTTCGATTTGAAGCCGGAACCTATCCCCCACCTGAAGTTGTGGGAGGTCCACATTGGAGAAGGTCTTTGCTAAATAAATCCGGTTAGTAGCTTCGTTAGGATTAAACTCCCAACGCACGAATCCGTTTTCATCAGGAGCAAGGGGGGCAGCGTCTGCATTAGGAAAGCCCACTTCGTGGCCCGTCGGAGGGTTCGCACCTGCAATAGGCCCAGACGCCGCACCCCCCGTCAACTCGCGGTTGGCATAGAACTCTTCGTAAACGTCCATAGTAATCGGCTGGGTACTAATCCCCGCCGAGCTAGAGAGTACGAGGTTAAACCCATCGTAACTCCCATACGCACTACTAACCTGCATCAAGCCATCGGAGTCTATAGATACTCCACTCGGGACATCCCCAGAAAGAGAAAACGTAGGGTCCGGTGCGGAGCCGTAGGTCCGCACATAGACACTCATATCTACAATTACCGGTGCCGTCACCGCGAGCTTCGGAATGCTGTAGAGTATCGGAGGAAGAGGATCATTTCCTTTTTCTCCGAAATCGGGGGGGATATGCCCAGCGGAATCCTCCCCCTGAAACTCACGTCGATGTCTTGAACTCGACCGCGCCATATAAGGTCCCCTCGCTACTGCAATATCGGGTTGCTCCACCGCTCTGCATTTTCACGGTCTTTGAAGAACTTGCCCGCCTGCATTTCGGCTTCTTCTCTTCTGCGGTCTCTTATAGCCTGCAAGAGAGATTTTTGTGTGATCTTTTTTGACGGGTTCGCCGCGTTGAAGTGGATTATGTCCTCCACCAACGCTTGCCGCTCCGCCGGGGTCCCAGTGGCAAACTGGCTGCGCAAAAGTTTAGCACGTTTGGCTACTTCCAAACTGTATTTGACATTCGCGTACCTTTGCTCCTTGTGCCGAGCAATGTAGTTGGGTTCAAAGCCAAGGGCTTTCACCACTAGGGAGCTTTTACCAACCTGCTCAGGCGCGACCATAGCCTTTTTCTGACTGTCCAAAACCCCTTCAAAAGGGTACTCCAAGGCCGCTGAATAGGCATCTTTAAGCAGCTTCGGAGCCATAGATTTCAGCCCCCCAACCATGTCCCCGTTCGCCATCTGTTGCAGAGCGTCATAAGTCGTACCCCCGTAAGCGGCCATAGGCCCCAGCATTTGCGTGAGGTAGTACATGAACTCCTCCGCCCCCTCGTATCGGGAGGGCGCAGGGTACGCTATCAAGTTGGCAAGACTTACGCGGGAGTGAACATCCCCGAGGCCGGGCACGGCGCGGAGCGCCCCACGGGACATGAGATGCCCCCATGTGTCTCCAAACATCTCGTTCAGCTTGCGCTCCACAAGCATATTGAAGTCTTCGGGCTTGTCGTCGTCTCCAAAGGCCGATAGCAGCGCGGCTACCGCCCAGATGATCGGCTGCGGGATCGCCCCCAGAACGCCCACTACGGCCCCGTGAGATATAGTCAACGCCGTAAGGGTAGCGGCGGCTTCTCTCCGGTATGCCCTGCGCTCCTTGGGGTCTGTGACGTAAGACGGTGGCATTATCGTGTGCGCCATGTTCTTGACGTAGAGCGCCAAGATGAACTGGGCATAGGTCTTGAACATGAAGATGACACGGTTGTACTTGCCGAAGGACCGCATGAACCGGTTACGGTTACCCTCAGAGTAATCCCCATGGGTCTCCTTAACCGTGTCCATCGCAATCTGCGCAGCTTCCGGCGGAGTCTTACCTCGCGCTATAGCAAGGTCCCATGCCGCACCCGCAGAGACTAACCGGTTCATCTGCTCCACATACTGCGGCCAACTCTTCGACCACGTCGTCATCCGGTGCCAGATTTCACTGCTTTGACTGATCTGCCGCCCGCGAAGCGTAGCTGTCAGCTCCGTCATAAACCCTGTGTCGATAGCCGACGCTTCCATTAGGGCGTGGAGCATATCCCCCTTCGTCAGGACGAGGCTCATCTTGCCCTCGCCATCGTCAATGTAGGCTTGGCGTGCCCCCCACTGCGTTCTTACATCCGCAATGAAGTCCTGCGGCATATCAACGAAACCACCACTGGTTTGGAGGAAATCCCCCCTCATGGGGTCCATAATGCCAGACATATTCTTCGTCAACGCCGCCGTAGCCCCTTTGACGCCGAATTTGCCCGCCAGATAGGGGTAGGTGACCATCGGTACTTGCATGGCGTTGATCAGAGAGTACGACGGCGAAGCAAGCATCAGGTAGTAGCCAAGCCGCGAGAGATTGTCCGCCATCCGCGAGATGCCGGTGGATTCAAGGTGCAGCTCTTCGCGACGCCGCAGCTCGTCTCGCACATTCCCCAACTTGATCCGCGTACCCGTGTCAGGAACCTCACGGACAAATTCGCGGATTTCATTCATAGCGTCCGCCGACTTACGGACGGTCTTTAACTCCGCTATCGACCACGCCGCCCCCATCGCTCGCTCCGCGAACGCTGTGACCACCGCTTTATGGTCCGCCCCCGCAACATTGCGCCGTCTAAGCTCAGACTTACGGGAGTTGTGCTCCGACATCATCTCCAGAATCGCACGGTCTACTTGACGGCTAGAGATGGTCGAAGCCCCACCAGACCCTTTACCAAGATTCCTCTTCAGTTGCTGGCCGACACGAGCAAGAGAACCGTGGGACGTCGGGTCAACTTTATAGTTCTCTTTGACGTCTGGGCCGTGGACGTTCCCTGCCCGGAAGTGCTTCTCAAGCTCCGCCACGAGGGCTTTGCCCTCACTAAGCGAGTCCCGCATATCCACGACATTTTCAGACACTATAACGGTGTAGGTACCGTTCTGGTTCTTCTCTATCTTGGTTTTAGACTGCGGTTGGAACTGATACTTGCCAGTACCTCCAACCGGATACCGATTCGCCATGACCTCCTCCGCAAAGGTCTCCGCCGTCTTTCTGGTGGTAAACCCATGGATGGGAGTGTCTTGCGAGGCATAGACAACGTACTTTCCGGGGCGGGTTATCGGCCAATAGGTGCCGCTGTAGCGCGTGGCTTCTTGGACATCAAAAATTGATCGGGCAAGCCGCATAGCGTCCATACCCGCCACAAGACCACCACTAGCCCGGTAAATATCCTGCGCCATATATTGCAAGACGTCGGAGTAAACCTTCTGCCGCGTCGCTACGTTCGCAGGCCCGGACCAACTATTCTTGAACTGGTTCGAAGCCGTTCCGCGCTTCATGGCGGATATGCTAAACCCCATCGCCTGCATCCGGTTGACGAGGGTATTCCTGAGCGAATGCACCTTGGTCTTTCCAAGCGCCGCTAAATCCGGCTCACTCTCAATCAAGGCATGAACGGTCGTTTGATACCCCTCATCAAGAATATCTGAGAAGAATTGCGTCCCCTCGTCGAAAATATCTAACAGGGACTTCTTCCCCTTCTTGACCTTCGCATACGACTCTAGCTTGGCACGAAGCTCGTTATACTGCTGCCGTTTCCCAGCCTTGTCGAAAACGTGATCATTCGCCGGGTCAGAAAACGCGACCCACTTCCCATTCCTACGGAAAACGATATTAGATAGGGTTATATCAAGGATCAGCTGCTCAAACGCTTCGTTGGCCTTCCGGTTTTTGCTGTCAGAGGCTACATACGCCCAGTCCCGCATAAACCGCTCCGCCCGTTGCCTCCAATGCGTAAGCGTCGCATTCCGCTCATGGACAGTATCTTCATACTTCTGGAGCGCATTACCCTTCTCACTCTGGAAGTAGCCCTTAAACCTGCGGAATAACTGATCTCCTTGATGCAAGGAAAGTGCGCTAGGCGACGAGGTCCCCCCCTTAACGGCAGACAGGGCGTCATTGAGCTTATTCTTAATGGCGGGGGACGTCTTCACCCTGTTGACTACCCGCCGCGCATTCACATTCCGCTGCGCATTCACCCTCCGCCGCGCATTCACCCTCCGCCGCGCATTCACATTCCGACGCGAAGCCCCCGGAGTCCTACGCGCTTGGTGGCCAAACACCTCTAGCAGAGTCTCCTTCTCAAGACTTATTTTCGGAATGTCCTCGGGGCGATTCTCCTGTAACAGATGATCAATGACGTGATCTATATAGAGCCCAGCTACATCCGCCTGCTCCTTCGGGGAGGTATGCCCATAGACGCTATGCACATCAACAAATGCACCGAGAATCGTGCTGGAGATCGCTCTCCCGCCAAGAATCTTATTGAAAACCCCCGCTAGCCTATCAAGGAACGCCTGCCAGAACGTCTTAATCGGCTCCGGTTCAATTCCTACATCCGCTCTGAGTTTATCCCGCTTCTCCTTGTAGGTATCACTGACCTCAAGCTCCATCGCCAGCTTCTGAAGAATCGGGTTAGAAAACATCTCCGCCACGAACTCAAACTCATTCGTAAAGGCGTATCCAATGTCATAGTCGGTTAAGGCTTCATACTTCTCACCATACTTAGCTTGGAGCGCTTTCTCCATCTCCTGCTTCAGCATAGCTATTTCAAGATAAAACTCGAAGTCCTCCCGCAGGGCCGTTGTAGTTATGTTGTGCGCGAGTTCATGCAACACAGTCGCAGTAAACGACTGCACATCTACGTGCCTAAAAAACTGCGTAAAGTTAAAGTCCCCCGTAACCTCCGAGAGCGCCGTGCTTTTGTTGAGGAAAATAATATTGGTACGGGAGTCGATTAGTCGCTGGTTTGACCCCTCAATCAGAAACGGCTCCCCATCCAAGAGGAATCTCCGCATCCCCGTAACGTGTACCCCCTCGACGTTTAGCGCGGATTCTGGGGTAAGGCTAGGGTCGAGCATGGCAAACTGCTCAGCACTGAGAAATACGAAAGGTACGTCGCCCGCACCGAACCGCTCAAGCAGTTCAATCATCGGCAGCATGAAATTCTTATGTTCATGCTTCATTGACGCCTTAATCATTTCCAGCAAGTCGCGGGCAAGAATAGGGGGGACTCCATTATTCCGCATGGCATCTCGCGGAGGTGCCCCAGTAGCTATCTCCTCCCTAGCTCGGTCAATATCCTCCGTGAAGGCGATAAATTCCTCTCGCGTCTTAATTTGCGAGGCGCGATCATTGTCTATCTGCACCTTTAGCTGGCGTAGAAAGCCCCAAAAGGTCTTCATATCCGTAAACCGACGCATAAGAGCGTACTGCCCTACAACCCGCTGCATTCGGTTTATTCTTCGATTCTTATACTGGTAGTAATCTACACCTTGCCGGTCGTAAAGATACTCATAATCTGAGGAATCGAGGTCGTTATCCTCGGCGAAATCATGCCTACTGGTAATTACATTGCCTTCATTGTCGACCTCTTGATAGTCCGAGAATACGTCGATGTCGGTGTCACTATCACTCCCTACCCCCGCCACTGAAAGCGCGGAATCAATCATGTCGTTCTGAAACAACTTCAACTCTGAAGCGGCCGCTGAGCGTTGTTTACTCAGATCCGCAGCAGATGCCCCCGCCAACTCCATCTTACTAATTACGTCAGCGTTGGACTGTTTTATGGTCTCAGTAAGCTTGTCAAACCCTTGTTTCCACCGCTGATACGCAGCAATATCACCCATCGCGGTTTGAAGCTCATTGAGCCGAGTCTGTAGCTTCGCCACCCCACTATTCGACCCCCCGCCAGTAATGGTCGCCGCACTCGTTATTGAGAGGTTATCTACGGAGGTGCTTTCAGGGTTAGCCTCAATCCCGCCCTGATCCTGCGTCGCTTCGGTATACCCAGACCCACGTCGCGCAGCCTTAGCAGCTAGGCTACGAATAGCCGCTGCGTAGTACATAACTACGCCCGGTTCCGCCCCATGCGGTTGTAGGAATTTAGATATCCGCGTATGCGCAGCAATTACGTCTGAGTCTGATGCCAGCGCATAAGCCTTAATCAGCTCAGATAACTTATCAAATTCAATATCCCCAATAGCGGCCTTGAGCAACTTAAAAGGAGCAACGTCTTTAAGCTCAGTCCCTACAACTACCTCCGGGTTTTCCGGCAACTGGTACTCATTGAACGCAACCAGTGCCTCAGAATCCTTAGTATCGCGGAGGGAATCTACCCCATGTCGATCTATGTGGGTGGCAAGTTCCTTAATGGTTTTGGACCAAACGAAATCAAAATGCCCTTTGCCAGAGGCAAGAGGAAACCAGACCCGCTTTTTGCCATGCTCACTTTTAGTGACTGCGATTTGCTCTGCCACCCCCCCATCGGGGGAGGCGATAGAGATCGTAGACCCAGCTCTATCGGCACCAAAAACCGTCGCCCCAATAACCTTCCCTAGCTTCCCAACTTGCGACTCACTTGTCGGAACAACCGGCGGTTGCTCAGGAAGCGGATTCGCATTAAGGGACTCCGCCGAATCCGTCAGGGCTTGCTCTAGTTCGGGGTCAATAGTCGGCCCATTCGCAGCCAGCGCCTGCTCTTGCTCCTGCTCAGTAGCCTGCTCAGTAACCTGCTCAGTAGCCTGCTCTTGCTCCTGCTCAGTAGCCTGCTCAGTAACCTGCTCAGTAACCTGCTCAGTAACCTGCTCAGTAGCCTGCTCTTGCTCCTGCTCAGTAGCCTGCTCAGTAACCTGCTCAGTAGCCCCCGCCTGCTCCTGCGCCCGCGCCTGCCTCGCAGCTTGAAGCTGAGCACGAGACACCCGCCCCCCCCTTTTGACTGTAACGGCCGCAGCAGACTGGGTCATTAACGCCTTCCCAGTTGCTACGTCATAAGCAGAAGCACCCCCAGTATCGGCAGCGTAGGTCTTGGCCGGAGGTGCATTCACTTTCTCCGCCGTCTCCGCCGCCCGAGCATCATCAGCCTGCTTAATCTCTTCGAGAGTCGCATCCGGCACAGCATCTTGCTTCTTACGCGACTTCTTCCCCGGTGCCCCCGCTGATAGGTCGACACCCCCTTCGGGCATCGGCTGGTATACCGCAACAAGCTCCTTAATTATCGGCCCTAAAGCCTCATACATCTGATCTAGCCGGGAATGCGGCATTGTAGAAATAGCTCTGTCTGACAAAGCCCGGTCTTTTTTTTGTTCTCCATCAGCGCTGGTATACGTCTTCAGCTTTTCAAGCGTGTCCGCCCAATCATGTCCGGGGAAATTAGGAGAGTTCTCCTTGGCAAGCTCAACGAGCTTCTTAGCTAACCCCCCAATAAAAGCGCGGCGAATCGGTAGCTCCACCCGCCCTCGTCTACCTTTACCTCTCGGAATGTTCGGGTCAGTCTCTAAATTCTTTATCTTGTCAAATGCGGTTTGTAGCCCTTTGGCTGTAGGTTCGACCCGTGCGGCTTCCCCAGCCTTGGCCCTAAGATCCTCCAAGGCGACCTGTTGGGCATACGCGCCTTCCATACGGTTGCCCGTGTAAACCCCAAGCACACTTGACGCAGAGTCTTTTGTGGCATCTACGAAAGCCCGCAACACCACAGAAAGGTCAGTATCGGGGTCTGCGAGGAGACGGCGGAATTCCGACATAACCTCCGCAGTGAACATCCTCGGAGGAAACATCCCATAGCTGGAGTCAAAAACTCCTAAGATGAAATTGGACGCTGCGGCTTCCAACTTCGAATTACGATCTAGCGCCGCTCCTATCAAAGTCCACTGCGACAATGCTTTGTTGCGTTTCTCCCGCTCGCCTTGTTTAAAAACTGTCTTTTTCGACGCATCAAATTTAGCTTTAACGTGATTGAGGAAGTCCTGAAAACCCGCCTTCCCGTTAGGTTCCGCAATGAACTTCGCTACCCTCTGCGTTGCCGCCTCTAAAACCTCCTCAGCGGGCTTCTCAGTAGCCTCCGCCTGCTCAGTAGCCTCCGCCTCCGCCTCCGTAGCGGGCTTCTCAGTAACCTGCGCCTCCGCCTGCACAGCGGGCTTCTCAGTAGCCTCAGCCTTCTCAGTAGCCTCAGCCTTCTCAGTAGCCTCAGCCTTCTCAGTAGCCTCAGCCTTCTCAGTAGCCTCAGCCTTCTCAGTAGCCTGCGCAGCTTCCCAATCAGCAACCTCCTTCCGGAGTTTTTTTAGCTCCTTGTATGCCGAAGCAAGTTTCGCTAAAAGCGTCTGTGAGGACTCCCCAGCTTGTATTTGCCTTGTCATCCGAGCTATGTCTAGTTCTCGGATATTCGCTATTATCGCGGAAGCTCTAATGTCATCCGGGTACTCGTCTTTAACCCCCTTTGAGATATTTACTCCTTCTGATCCCGCTGAACTTTCTCCAACGGGCTTCTGAGCGGGCTTCTGAGCAGGCTTCTTAGCGGGCTTTTTACCCGCCTTCGTAGCTTCGTACTCCGCAATAACGTCCCGGTGCTCCGCCATTTGGGCTTCGATACTGGCAATGGCTGTGGGGTCTGTCCGCGCCGCTTTAAGCTGCTCCAATCCCATAAGCTGGGCGCGGGCCATAATGACGTTAAACGGCTCCTCATCCCCCGTCATGGGAGACGATGAGACTACTCTTTCCGGACGTCCTCCAGCGGAACTCCCGCCAGCGCTATCACTAACACCAACATTACCCACGGCAATGCCAGTATCATCGCTACCGCCAACAGACTGGTCCTCAATTTTTCTATTGCGGGCTTCAACAGTATCTTGAGGCGTAGTAACGCCCGTTGTACCCGGCTGGGTGCTTTGCTCGGCAACAGCTGCTGCTGTTTTGTCTGGGGAGACCACCTGTTCGTGGAGTGGGTTGCCATCTGCATCTGTCCTCGCAACGACGTTGGGATCTACCCCCTGCTGTACCGACTCCGCGACTGCCTGCTCTTTGGTCTGTACGTAACCAAGGATGTCCGCAAGAAACTGCTCCATCTCGGCAGGGTCAGTGATCCCTCGAAACTTCTGCGCAATTTTAGGATCTGTCGTGAGAAGGACCCCAATATCCATGCCCAGATCAGTCTCGGGTAAGACTTCATGGATCGAGACCCCCCTGTTAGCTAAGTCCTGTTGATGCCGGAAAACCTGCTGCATCGTGTCAGGAACAGCCGTCGTGCTACGGGCTAAAAGCACCGCTTTCCTTGCAGTTGAAGGGTCCGCCATCTCATCCATTTGGGCGAGGATGGTCTCCGCAGGCTCGGGAACCGTCCTGTCTGTTGCAGACGGCAAAGTACCATCTGTAGGCACTCCCTCACTCGCCACATTGGGCGCAGCGGCTTCCACTTCCGGCACAGGCGCAGCGGCTTCCGCTTCCGGCGCTGTAGGCGCTGGAGGCCCCCCGGCTTCCGCTTCCGGCGCTGTAGGCGCTGGAGGCCCCCCGGCTTCCGCTTCCGCTTCCGGCGCTGGAGTAACCTCTGGAACCGGTTCCGGAGGTTGTGCCCGCTCCATGCCAGCGATGCCCCCGGCGACACCACCAACCGGCGCACCCAAAACTGTGCCGCCGACGAAAGACTCAGGAACCCCCTCGACAAGCATCCCCAAGTTCTGCGCCTGCTCCGTCATTTGCAGCAGTTCAGCAGCATTACCAGAGATCTGTTCCCAGCTCTCTTGTAACCCTTCTTCTACCCCCCCTACCGGCGTCCCAATCCCAACGCCGCGAACAACCCCAGTCCCTTGTAGCCCATGAGTAATCTTACCGATCCCGGCTCCAAGAATGACGCCCCCCAAGGCCGCCATCCCCGCCCCGGTCTTCATAGCCTCAGCTTTAATGGCTTCACGGGCGTCTTCCGGGGAGTACCCCCGGTTTATAATCGCTTGATAGGCTTCAAACTTCTCAAGCTCTTCAGGCGACATCCTGTCGATTCGTTCAGAGACTTCATTAGCTGTGAAGCCCGCCGCCAAAGTGCCCTCAGTTATCGCTCCAATCGCTGTGAGAACCTTAACTCCGGCATTAAACTTCGCCGCAATACCAATCGGCAGCCACCCCGCAGCCATCGACGGCGCGGACTTGAGGAACTTATATGCTATCGCTTGGGGTTCGTCCCAAACCGATTTCTCCCCATCTTCCGGCAAGAACCTATATTGATTGATATAGGCCTGCACCTCTGGGCGGGCTTCCGCAAGATACTCCTCGGACAGGTCGCTGAAATACTTCTGAACGCCCATACCGAACTCGTAAAGGGCCTTCCCCCCACGAGGCACCGGGTCGAGATCATTGAGGCCAAAGATCTCTTTCAGGGCAGTCATAGCCCCTTTATAGGGAGTGACGACCTCCCCAACTGTGTCCAGCACCTCGCCCGCTTGACGCGGAGTCATAGGAAGAATGTGATTCCCCGGACCAGCTGCCCCCAGAGCTGAAAGCGCACCACCAAAGGCGACACCTATATCTGCCATTCCAGACTTGAGGACGGGCCAGACCCCCCCATCCCCGGATTCCGATTCCGGTTCGAACGGGCCGAGTTCCATCATTAGCCGGTCGAGGTAGTCTAATTCTTCTGGACCCCCACTCCCGCCGCCTTGTATCGGAACCCCCACATCCTGCTGGGGTGGCGGCTCAATACTCCGATATAACTCCCACGCCTTTTCATTTAGTTCCTTCGGAAGCCATTCCATACCGGGACGGGTGGGTTCCCCATCAGGCACGGCTTTATATTGGTCAATAGCCTGAAGCGTTAAGAGGTCCCTGAGATTTTGAGTAGGAGTACCCGCCATAGTCGTTATTCCACTGGGATGCCAGTCATATTGGGAGTGCCCGGTAAACCGGAGTAAGTCGACGGTGCCGCAGCCCCTAGGATTTGGTGGAACTTCGCAATCGCTGCCGCGTCCCCCGCTTCAACCCGACGAATTATATCTTTCGCCACAGATATAACCTTTTGATGGTTATCGGGGAATCCCGCATCTATATATAGTTGGTTCGCTAATGCCCGAACTGAATCCGGCCGCTCTATAGACATTTTAAGATCGTCCAGATCCCCAGACTCAATCGCGTTATCAATAGACGATCTAAAAGTTTTTAACTTCGACTCCTCAAACTGATCCCGCTTCTGAGCCGCCGCAACCTGTTTCCAATAGGCCCCCTGACCAGTCTGATTCGCAGCCGACGCTATCAGATTCTCAGTCTCAGCTAGTCTCTTCGTCTGTTTACTAATCGCCTCCGCCTCTCTAACCGCCTGTTCGCGTCGCTTCAGCGTAATCAGCGTTTGCTGGTTGGTTAGCTCCAAAAACTTCGCCGGGTCCCCCGCTGCTGCGGCCAGTACGCGAATGTCCTGCGGAGTAACTATCCTCTTTTCGACAACCTCCCCCGTGACCTCATCAATCGAAGTCATCTCGAAGTTGCCGTCTTTGTTGCGCTTGAACGTAGACGCCCCTCCGGACGGCATAAGGCCATCTGCATGGTTGAGCGCCCGCTCAGCGGCGTCCATATCACCCCGCTCAATAGCCGCAGCAGCTTGGTTGGCGTACTTCTGAAAGCCCTTAGAGATGTCATTGGCCCACATCGCGTCGGCCTTGCTACTCCATTCTGCGTCGTTTGCCATCCGCTTCGCCTTGCCAAGGCGAGCCATAGCCGCCGCATATTTCTCTTGGTAACTCTGGCGGGTTGCAAGCAAGTCGCGACGGGTGGGCTTTTTCGGCGCACTACTGGTCGCACCCCCCGTGTCGGTATCCGGATCGTAAAGCAGGTACTCAGCAAGCTCATCTTGCGCTTTATTCAGCTGCCGAGTAGCCCCTTTCTCAAGGCCCGCCTCAGTGAGTTTCAACCCTTCAGCAAACCCGGATTTCAAATTCTTAGAGAACCCTGAGAAGTCCATCAGCGAGCACTCCTAAATGGACCAGTCGGCACCCCAGTGGGTGGTGCAGGAGGCGTTTTCTGCTCCCTCGCCCCGAAGTCCTCACGGGATTTAGCAGTGAGCTTTTCAAAGAACTCCTTGCCCTTCCACTCAACGACGTCCTTCGGAATAACATATTCCCCGACCTCAAGAGCCGCTGGAACGGTGTCTCGCGGACCCGGAGTGGGTGACATATCCTCTGGAATAGACCCCCCTTCCTGCACACCAAAGGCGGTCGCAACCCCCAAGCCTGTCCCCACAACATCGCCAATGGCTGCGCCCCAGCTATTTTGCTGAGCTTGATTAAACGCCGCCTGCTGGTTCTGGAAATTCTGGGTATGAATGTTGGCCGACTGCTGTAGCCCAGCTAAACCCTGCTGGCCCCACCCCATACCTGTGCCCATGGTGTTGGCCCCCATCTGCGTACCCGACAACTGCCCTTGAAGGGCGCTATTCCCCGCCTGAAGAGAGAGGCCATAGCTTTGCGCAACCTGCGAGGGGAGACCCTTACCAATATTGATGGCCTCACTACGAAGCGCCCGACCCATCGCCTCGGTTTGTTGCTCCGCTTGGTTTGCTGCCGCCGCCTGACCCATTGCCATCTGAACTCGGGCGTTCTTATCCATAGCCTGAGAACGCGTCTGGGATGGATCTATCCCATACTGCTCAAGCTGCCGCTGCGCATTTTCCCGTTGCGCATCGAACGTCTGCTGAACGCCAGCCATCGCCCGACCACGCTCCAGAGCAGTTCGCTCTGGACTGTCGAACGACATAAACTCCTGAATCAGATTGTCGGCAAGAGGCTTATACTTCTTATCGTAGTCCTCACGGTCTTTCTTGCCGTACTCCCATTGCTCCTGCGCCATCTGGAGCTGCGGCCCAATAAGCCTTTCAAGAATGGCCTCAGTACGATCTGCCTGCTCTTTCGCCCAGTCGAGTTGCTTCATCTGCATCTCGAAACTCAACTCAGCAGCTTTCTCAGAAGCTGCCGCTGTGGGGCCTAAATCGGGCGGTTTTGGGGTCTTACCACCACACATCGCTTAGTCCTCCAAAGGGGCTTGTACGCCCAATAAGTATGCCGTCGCTATAGGCTTAAACCCATGGTGCTCAAATAGCCTACTCAAAGAGACACCCCCCGACGGCGCTTTATCACTCATCCACAAGTAATCAATATTCAACACCTTCAGCGTTTGCCGGATATAGGACATCCACGCATTCGCAAGACCAACACCCCTATGCGCTTTAGACAAAAAGAAGGTGTCCTCAACCGCCTGCATCTTCCTCTTCATGTGAAGACACGGGCCGATAAACATCATAGCGTTGCCTACCATATCAAACTCGTCTCGGTGCCGAACCGTGAAAAACAACGCGGAACCCCGCTGTTCCATAGCATGGGCATAATCATAATCTGGGTCTAACTCTTCATCCAAGAAGCGGGTTTCTGTCTCATAGAAGTGGGCCGCGTGAAGCTTCTCAATCTCCACCTGCATATCCGCTATCCGCTCAAGCCCAAATACGTATGGCCCATACTCCACTACCTTCGGCCCTATGTACTTTATCCGGGTAGGCACTTCAAACATTAAATTGCCCCCGGATATTTATACCCGGAGGCACCACAAACGACGCAATCCGCCCTCCTATAATCGCAACCCTGTGCAGAGACCAATCCGCCGATAACACCGTGAACGGGTCCGTAGCGGATACGTTGCGCAAACTCACATTCGCTGGCTGAGAGGCGTTAATAGTGACCAGCCCAGTCCAACTAAGTATTCCATCGGTCTGCTGACTACCAAACAGCAACCGAAAAGGATTCCCTACCGCAATGTCGTTGATGTAAAAGTCGAATATATGTTCCGCCCGGTTGCCGCCAGTCATGTCGAGAAAAATCGACATAAGATAGACCCCGTTCTCACGGGCCGTACCATCCACGCCAAACGTCCCGGCCGACAAATTCCCCTCTATTTGGTACGGCGTAACAGGAAACCCATCCCACGGCGCTATCGCATCCCCTGAAACGAACGCTTTAGAGGTATTGATAGCCATGGCCCCCCCAGCCGGGTCCAGCTCTTTGTGCCAATATTGCGGGTGCGGGTCCTTAGTTGTAGGGTCAAAAGAAACGTGCTCCTTAGTCCAATCCGCAAAAGTGTTAGCCCTCAAATAATTATAAATCCCCTCCAGCTGGATTCGCTTATGAGGGTCATCACTATGACGCAACAAGTCATCTAACAAGACACTCCGCCCCGGACCTAACCCCCGCGCCCCCGACATAGTCTCAACAACCTCTACCAGCGCCTCAACGGTCTGGTATAGAGACCCAATATCATTACGATGCGCCGAAGGAATCCCCCGGAAAGTAAATTTTTTGTCGTCTTGCTGGGTCCGGGTTTTTGACGGAATACCACGAATCTTCACAATACCTGTAACTCCGATCCAGTCTCAGCGATCTTAAAAGACTTCAACTCTATCGTCCCCTCAAATTCAAACTGATACCGCTTAGCCTTGTACCCGCTAGGGAGTCGATACACCCCCTCATCAAGTATTTGTTGCTCATAAACTAACGTCCCATCCGCGTACATCCTGAAGTACATCTCTACGGGCAGCGTCTCTCGCGTCTGCCTATCCCCGTAAGAATCCGTCACCGATGCAAACGGAGTCGACTCCGTCATTAGCACCTCAGTAGGCCCCAGCCGGTAAAGAGGGGACTTATGAAACGGTGCTGAATTCTCTTTTAGAATGGGTGGCGGAGGCACAAACCCCGGAAGCGTTGTGGCTTTCCGTACCGTAATCAAAGGGGCGAAATTTATCGGGTTCAGCGGATAACCAAACCGAAACTCGTTAAAGTCTTCAAAATCCTCCCCTTGCTCTGGAGGAATCGGGGTGCCACCCGGCGGTGGAATACCTCCAGATGGAGGTCTACTGATAAGCCCGCCTTCGAACTTACACGCCCCAAAATTCACGGGCTTAGGCGTGACAAACTCTTTGGATACCCAGCGATATGTCGTCGGAACCCCAAAGGCTGGGTTCCACTCATAGACAATATTGTCCTCTACTAACCACACCGCCCCACTAAAGGGGTCCTGCTGGATAACTGAATGCTCCCAGACGGACGCCAGCTTAACAAGCGCGGCGGTAGGTTCTGATGGGTCAAACATCAACCCCGACGAAAAATCGTAGAACCCTACATACTGGTTTTGCCAGCGAACCGCCTGAAGAGACCACGGCGAAAAATCCCGTTGCCATTCCCGCTTCGTAATAAGCTGCGTAGTCGCAAGGGAGAATCCATTAGGCCCAATTAGAAACAGCCCATCATCCGTAGGGTAGTAAACCCCAAAAGGCATCGACACAACGCCCCTACGGCCCGATATACACGGCTCCGCAGTCTGGGCCTTGGTGAAGGTCATCTGATCCGGCCGTACCCCCGTAGCGACGTAGGGGAAGCCATCAGTCGCAACGACTATAGACGTGCCGAAAATCCCCAGCCCTTTAATAGGGTCAACGGTAGACAGTACATAATCTACCGGCCACGCGTGTGGCAAATAGGGCTTGCTGAAGTACAAGTCACGGCCCCGGAACCCCACAAGAAAACCATTAGGGTGGGCCACAACCCCATGTAAATCCGGGGGAGGAACATCGTGGTTGAAGCTGGTTATAACCGAATTAGCCCCAACTTCTTCCGTATCCAAATTATCGTTGAAGGTCGATTGCGCTAGCGGTATCTGGGCTACAAATTGAAACGCAACGCTCCCTGACGATGCCGTAATCGTCCGGTAAATGTTCTTGTGGGTAATATTGCGCTCAGCTGCATCCGGCACCGTAGTGTCCATGCCAGAGAGCTGCCAGACATCATCATCCTTCCCTTCAGCAATCGTCGCATCCGATGGAACCCCCTCTTCTCCATAGACAGAGACGAATGTGTAGATATAAGCCCGCGTAACGACCCGGTCTTCAAAAGTTCCGGAATCATCCGGGATTACCGTCGGCGCATTAAACGGGGAAGGAACTCCAAGGAGGTAACTAGGATCGCCATTCGCCAACCGCGCTAGCGGATTCATGCGAGGCTTATCAGCTTCGCTAGTTATGTAGTACCTGTCGAACGCATCGTTGGTCAAGGGTCCCTTGACCATATCCACCGTATCGTCAGAGAACGTAATCCACGACGCCCCCCCATTGGAATACTGCGCTCGGTAGACCCGCGCTATAGGGTACTCAACCGACCGCAAGTCAATGACGCGTTGCTTCGTATGGAGACCGCGCAATTCCCCAGACAATAGAATCGCATTCTCAACGAGAGCTGCCGCTTGCGGCGGAATCTGCTGAACCCCATACCGAGGCATCATCCCGCCAAAATTACTAATAACGAGGCTAGTCACAGGATCAACCTCGCTCCCCACGGTACAACCTGCCCTATAGTATCCTCGTAAAACGCCGGTAGGTTATCCCTGAGCCACTGCTCTTCTTCAAATTCAGACTTCTCAGGCGTCGTAAGGTATGCCCACGCCTCCCCTTCGTTATCAGCTTCATAATAATATGACTCCCATGGGAAGGTTAGCCGATTGCGCCCAAAACTCCGCCCAGAAATATCCCGATACCCAATAGAGCGCAATATCCCCGCGCCCGGATTCGGCGTGCCTAAAGGTGCCCTAATATGGAAGGCGTGGAACCACAACCCCGGCGAGGGTTTGTAATAGTTGTAGACCGCAGAAATCCTCCAAGGCGCAGGAGGAAGAATCGCCGAAGGTTGAACGGTTAATTGCCCAAATTGCCCAAATATAGTGTTCGGTTCGTCAGCATATCCATACGCGTAATAGTTAAATATGGGAGTTATTAGTTTCTTCTCAACCGTAATATTCGCCATGTGTGCCGGATTCTGGAGGAACCCAATATTCCACTTAGAATCTGCGTAGACGTGGTCATAAAACATCTCGACCCACTCGTCAGACTGGTACACCCATTTCCGCTGGACGTCCCGCCATTTAGAATCGTAATAAACAAGCTGCCTACTCATTCCGTCGGGTCCAATTCGTACCAGATGTCGCCGTTCGCATACCCAGAACCCGTAGGCGGGCCGTAGGCCGAATATATCCGACCTGACCCGTGAGCCGGATTCGTCCAGCTAAGAAAGGCCCCATTTGAGGTATTTACCAGCTTAGCCCCAGCATTTATCTTTGTCGTACCCCCAAGAAACGTAGGCCCGTCACAATTAAGCTGCGCTTCAATACCAACCTCGCCTCGGCTGAGAATCCCAGATTCCGACACCAGACCTTCGACGCGAACCCCCGGCGAATTAGACCCATCGCCAACTACGTCTTCGGACGTCTCAAGAAAGGTCGTACCGCCGTACTTAACCCGAAGGTTTTTCCCCATCTCCAGCGCATTGCTAATAAGGTCAAAACCCGTGACAGAACGCCACGCGTTGTTGTGCCACACAAAGACCAAGTCCTTATCCGTCTGAACCCATAGCGCCCCCTGACGCATACCAACAGGAGCCGTGCCAGAGGGCTGGACATACGTCGCTTGAATAATCGGCACCGGAACATTGGTCGAGTTGCCTACCCACAAGACCTTATCCTCGGTATTAACCGCCATCTCACCGTGTTGGAGCGAAGGGGGCGTAATGCCGGTGTCGCTAGACCTATAAAGCTGAATAGTGACCCCCATCAGAAGGTGCCTCCATCAATAACGCCGCTATCTGATTGGATGAAATTACTCAAAACCGCCGCCGTAAGCCTTAATTCAAACCGGTCCCCAGCAGAAAACGCTTTCGCCGATGTCCCCTCTTGGCCTCTCACCACAGTGAAAGAGTCCCCAGTCCGGGCCGTAGCCTTCACGATCTCAAAATTCCCCTGCTGATCTTCCAAGGTGCAGATGCAGTAGTCCGGGGCAGAAAACACAGGGAATAATTCCCCTGTCCCTCCGGTAACCAAGATCGTCGTAGAGACGTTGGATATATTGCCCAACAACATCGTGCTGGCGGAATTTGTAAAGAGCTGTGCCATTACCTACCTCGCCCACGGGGGGAATATAAAACTGCTCTCTGCACTCGTGTACTGCCTACGGGCCATGTCCCGTTGTTGCGCTATCCCACCTCGAAATCGCCGAAGGTAATATTGCGCACCAATCGTGTTCGTATAGGGCTTATCCTGCTGCCCCATCATGCGCCCCAAGGTACCATCCAGCAAAACATCATAGGCGTGGGACCTCAAAAACTCCGGCACTTCGTCTTCGTAAGGAAACTTCGGCCCCAACGCCACATATACCTGTAGCCCATCTTCAATATTCTCCGCCGGGACCGGAGTCAACACGAGGGTCGCAGGAGCCTCTGTAACGCTGTAGAAGGCCCTTGGATAACCACTGGTACCTTTCTGTCGGGTGCGGTGGAAAGGCGTCTGGAGCGCCTTTAGAGCGCGATAGTGGTCGTCTTCCCCGCTTACTGTACGAAGGTACGCCACTAAGATATAAAGAATCGACGCATCAGAGACCTTCGAATCCAGCGGATACGTATCCTGACCGGCCACAATATCTATCAAGGGAAGCTCACGCACCCATGCCCCAGACTGCGTGCAGAACTCCCGGAAAGTCGCCCTGAACGCCTGCTGGATCGCCGGTTTAGTCGCCCCCGGCAACGCTACCGTGAGTTCGTCGGCCCAGATGTCAGATGACACCATCGCCATGTCACACCCCCTTGCTTACCAATTGGGCAGCAAACCGCTGAAATAGCGTGACTGCACGGCCATTGTTTGCGAACTCGTCGTCTTCTAAACCCAGCCAGCCCGCCGCATAGTTGACCACCGCAGTGAAATATTGCGGGTCTATGGGGAACTCAAGGTTAATATCAGCAATGCTATAGATCGGGACAGGGTCCCATGTAGATGCGGTGCCAGACCCCACAAAAAGGTCCGGGCGGAGACGCCGGGCATCGTTTATGGCGTTATTTATGTAGCCAATAATCTTCTCAGTCGGGTGCCGATAGCTCGTAGACCGAGTGTCCTGAACTATCTGTCGAACCTGATAGACAGCATCATTTATCGTCCAAGCCATTGAGGAAGTCTTCCAAGTCAAGAGGGTCTGAGGTTACTACAGTCTCCTCAACGACCTTCGGTGCTTCAATCGCTTTGGGCTTGCGTCGGGTCTTCTTTGGGCGAGCAGGCTCACCGTCAATAATAACTATATCGTACAACCCAGTAGCCGCCATGACCTCGTCGTAGCCGAATTCCACACCCGTGGATTTGCTTACCAAAACCTTTTTAGCCACTATGTACCTCTAAAGATAATAAAAAAACGAACCGGTGATTCACCGGTTCGTTTTCCGTAGCCCCCTTACGGGGCCGCTACTACTGCGGCAGCGAGGGCGGTACCGTCGGTGACCTTACGACCGTAGACCTGAAGGCCACGGAGGTAAGTGCCAAAGCTGGACTCGCCGCGCAGGGTCTCAACCTTCGTCAACTGAGAGGCGAAGGTAAAGCCGTGGCTATGGCCCGCGTAGATGTAGCTCTCGGTGGCCTCGCCGGGGTTGGGCAGCAGGTTGCTCATGTAGAGCGTGAACCGATCAACCATGCCCAGTCGTCCGTTGCGCAGCATGGAGACGGTATCGCCTACCAAGCTAGCGTCGCGGAGTTCGGAACGCTTGATCAGCGCCGCAATCCACGCCGGAATCACAAGCCAACGGCCAGTTTCCGGAATGTTTTGCTCATCAAGCACCTGACCAAGACGGGTAATAACGTCGATAATCTCGACTTCCGCCGCACCGGGCGCACGCGCTACAACCGACAGCGGGGCCGTAGTCACGCCCAGATTGACATTGCCAGACAACCGCCCAGCCGTCGCACCACGGTTGGCTGCGTTGATCCCAGCAGGAATCGCCGCCAGACACTCAGTGTCGATCTTGATCTTCATCTGCTCAGAAGCGTCGTCCGACCACATGCTCAGCATGTCGAGGTCAGCCTGCACTTCCATAACGTCATCAAGAATCGTATTGAAGTAGAAGCCCTTGTCGATCAACAGCTCTACGATGTTGGACGTAGGACGCTCTACCGCCAGCGCTTGGTCCGTCTCATAGGGGTTAATGGTGATCGTCGGCTTGGTCCGAATAATGACCTTATCGCCTTTCGAAGTAATCAGACCCTCGTAATCGGTGTTGGCGATAGCCGCCAGTACCGTGGAGTCGTAGAACTTCTCAATCAGCTTCCCCGCCCAGATAGTCGGGATGAAAACCCCGGAATAACCAGCGGCTGGGTTGGGGGTCATCCCATCAAATGTGGGATCTGCATTAGGATAAACTGCCATGGTTGTGGCTCCTCAGAAATATGTCAGTTAGCGAACTCTACCCTCATTCGCCGCTTTGATGATCTCTGCTTCGATCTTCGCTTTGTCTTTCTGACGGCTACGATACTTCCCAGCAGTGACATCATCATAAAATCGCGCAATTTCGCGCTGCGACCAGATACGAGACGAACCTTCCTGAGCGCGGGGGGCTGCACCTGCTTTTGGCGTTCCCGGCGATACCAGCGTTTCCAAATCCACTTTCGGTTTCCTCTGAGGAGCCGTGGTGGGCTGCTGAGTATCGCTTGTCACAACCGCGTTTTCATTCTGGTACCCTTGGAAGAAAGCGAGTGTTCGGGCTTCATCGTTTACTTCAAAGGCTTTCAACAATAAATCATGGCGTCGTTGTCCCGAAAAGGGGTCTGTGCCATTCAACCAGTTCACAAAATCAGGACTCTGGTTGATGTCCCGCCAGCCCGGCATCTTCCGGTCCATGCTCTCAAGCATTCTCTGACGGACATTCTGCTGTATATTACTGGTAACTCCACCCACTTGGCTACGAAGTTGCGCATTTTCCGCCTTTAAACGCGAAATAAGGGGCTCAAACTCCTCTTTCGCCGCCCTTTTCACGACGTCTATGAAGTCTTCCCCATAGTCCGAGATCTCATCGTCCTTCAGATAACGGATATTCGTCTGTGGAACATCTGTGCCTTCCGGCTCTGATTGTTCCACGGGAGGCGTCTTCATCGTCGCAATCAGCGACTGTAGGTCTCTTACCTGCTCTTGAAGCCTCGGAATCTCAGCGTTGTACTTGCCCTGAAGCGTCTTATACCGGTGCTCCCAGTCCGTCTCAGGCGTACTCACCGGCTCCACCGGCTTTTCCACAGCCTTTTCCACAGCCTTCGGCGCTTCTACCGGCTTCTCCGCCGCTTTTGGCGCTTCCACAGGCTTCATTTGACCTTCAGAATCAACTGAATCATCCGGCGTCGGGGCCTCTTTCGGCTCCGGGTAAATAGACTTGTGCAGCTTCTCAGCTTCCGCAATTACTTTACGGGCAGCGGCTGGTACGTTCGACATAACCTAGTCTCGCTATATTTAACGGGTGTGGTGCTTCGTAGACAGCACCGCCTGTGTCACCCGCAGAATCGACTGCGCTCGCCCTTGGGCTACCGGCAGTTGTTCCGCTGGGCATTCAATCAGTTGCCTGACTAGAATCTCGTGATAATCCGCTAGCGCAGACATAAACACGCCAAAATCACGGTTCCCACTCAAGTCCCTGATGGCTTTCGCCTGTTCTTCAGTAAGCCTCACATCCCACCAATCCTTGTCCTCCGGGGGGAGGCAAAGACCGGACCTCGCTCAGGAATCAGCTCCGACGACGCCTTCTTGCCATAATCATTCGCCATCAGCTGCATCTGCCGCTTCATGGCATCTTTACCAAGCGTCGGACGCGACCAATAAACATTTGACGTCGTCTCTTGCCGTCCCTTAAAAACCTTGCCGGGGCGCGACATCTTCACCGGAATCCCTCCGTGTCGAACTTGCGGCTCTTCTTCGGGTAATCCGACTTCCCTTCTCCTCCCTCGCCGCCACTCAGCGTCACCGTCCGCGCCGAACGTCCATCGTAGCGAACTGCCGCAATACCCTTGTCCGGGTACTCCGTCCGAGTGCGGGTCGCCCAGTTAGAACCTACCGTGTCCCCAACTTTCATCGACGGGTGCCCCGCCGATTTCGGATACATGCAAGTAGACATCTCAAACCCCCTTGCCGTAGTCGTTCGGGCTTTCACCATACTTGTTGTTCACAATATTGCTGTTTACCGCTGCGCGGCTATCTCCTTGCGTGGGACGCCCGCCAGTCATATTGGTCAGATCTTTCGGCTGACCAAACAGCTTAGACAGGCTGGCATTCAGTTTCGGCTGCGAAGCAGCCTTGCTTTCAGATGGTTTCATTGTTGCGGGCCTCCGGGCATATTTCGCGCAATGTGCATATTATCAGTCTCTTCACTAAGCCTTTCATTCCCCCCCGTCGACGGCTGCGCCCCCTGAGCTTGCGCGGCAGCTTCAAGCTGAGCCTGTTGCTGCATCTGCGCCTGCTGGATCTTCAGCTGGTCTCGCGTCGGAACAATTTCCTCCTGTGGAAGACCGATCTTACTCGCTACACTGCGAAGAATAGCAGCTCTTCCATTCATTCCGATAATCTGCATATCCATCGGATTTCCAGTCAGCTGCATAAATTCAATCTGACGCATCCGGTCCATCTCCTTGGCCGCCGCCACCGCAACACCCCTCACCACGATAGACTCGTCGCCTCGCAGCTTCCCTTGGGTGTCCGTCATCATCTTGATAATGTACAAGTCCTCCAGCACCGGCCGGATAATGTCGTCATCAATGCACGACGCAATATTCTGAAGAACCTTCGACGCATTGTTCATCAGCATCGACAAGCCGCTCGCCGTCGACGCCGCTCCCCCCGACGCCGCACCATTCCCCGTGATGTAGCGCGGTATCGCAGACACCTCGTCCATGATCTCCATCATGGCTCGGTACACCCCCAACAGCTCCTCCGCGTTCGACTTCGGCTGGAAAAACGATACCGGCGTCTGCTGCTCCTGCATCAGCGGGTCAGAGATGTACCTCCACCTCTTCCACGGGTACAGCGTGTTCGCGTCCATCGTCGGCGCAAGACGCTCCTCGTTCACCATCACCTGCGGACCCGACGCGATGCTCATGTTGTTGACCAACGACCGAAACGACGCGTTGGCTACCTCCTGCGCGTCCGCAATGATCTCCGGCAAGGCGTTCCCTACTATCGAACCCGGTATCTTCTCAAAACACGTCACATAATAGGGGTGCCGCTGCTTCGGATTAGGGTTCAAGTGAACCTTCAGTACGTGCTCTCCGCACAGCCACGCAGTAACGTGGTAATCCTTGTCCGGGTCCTCAATCTCCTGAAACCCAAACTCCTCCAACCACGCACCTTTCACCGCCCCGTGGTATTCCAGCGTGTCAATTAACTCGCTGTCGTTGACGTAGGGATTCTCACGGTTTTCCTCGTTCGCTCGCTCTGTCTCCGCGTCATCAAAGTAGTCAACTCGACCATTTTCATAGTCTCGCAGCACCGCCCTGATCGCGTCCTGCCGGTACGCAGGAAGATCCAGAAGCATATTCAGATCCTTACGCGATAGCTTGATCCGCTCTATCACGTCCGCGTCTTCTATCCGACTTGCTCCCGGCGAAAAATATATGTCGAACGGCGACACCCTGCGCCAAAACATCCTTGGCGAATTCTTCACCACAAGCTCGCCGTTCGTCCATGACAACGACACCTTGCGCTTGATCTCCGGACCCTTCAGTACCGCAAGCGGAAAGATCGTTAGATCCATCAGGAACTCCATCATCGCCTGATAGAACCCACCTTCCCTCAAATCATCATCAAGGTATTCCTCAGCCTCCGCAGCCTCGTCATACGCCCTCTGGAGCGTCGCCTTCGTCGCCGCATCAAGCAGCTGCTGCTTCCTCTCATCAACCTGCGACGGATCTACCGCCTCCCCAGCCTGCTGCATCGTCTGAATCTCAACCGCTATCAGCTGGTCTATATTCTTCGAGACGTCGTCAGGTATCTCCGGAACCGGCGTCGGCTCCAGCGTCCACGGTCGCTCCTCCGACAAAAACACGTCCCGCAGCAGCGCCGACGCTCCGCGACACTTCACCGCCGTCAATTGCGCAAAAACCTGCGATCCTCCAAATTGCGCAATCTCCGCCTGCTTCTTGCTTGAGTAGTTACCATTGAATTGCCGTAAGCACTCAAGATACCTCTGCGGTAAATTGAACTTGTTCCTATGCCACCTCATCCGCTCATATTCTTTGCGAATGTGCGCCGCAAGCAGGTCTATCGCAACAAGCTCTCGCTGCTCACCCTCTCGCAGATCTCGCTCGACGTCCAGCCGCTCTTGCTCCATCGCGTCAAGCTCGGTATTGCTGTAAACCCGCAGTACCCCTTTCGTCGGCATTCTTGAAACCTCTCAAATCTGTCCCTTCAGTTTATCACACGCGCAAATAGTGTATACTGACCCAGTGTGTGTGTATCTCAGCCTCCTCGGGGGGCATATCTCCGCCCCCCATTTTTTACGTCCAACCCGCCGCCGTCGGCTCCGGACCGACCTTAGTCGTGTCGCGGCCCAGACGCGCCATCATTCGCCCTCTCAGATTCGACTGCGTACCCAACGCTAAATATTGACACGAATCCGCTAAATCACTCCATGGATGCAGCTTCTCCGGCTTCGAATCCAACGTATGATCCTTCTTTTTCTTGTACCTATACCGACTCTGCATCGCAAGTATTAAATCGTGCGCATTCTCCGGGTCAAACAGCATCGCCGGGCCTCCATTCCTCTGCTCTATCAGAAACTTCTCCACCGCCCTCAAACGCGGCTCTATCGCATTCGTCATCGCTGGCACCGCTTGATAACCCTGCCTACGGGCGCAGTCAATCACCGACTCCTCTCCTATCTGACTCCTCTGACGACACGCCGGATCAAGAACTAAGTACGCCGCTAATCCCGCAAACCTCTCCGTCGATAACAACGGCGTCAAATACGTCGACAGAAAATTCTCCATCCCTATGTTCTCTGCCCACACACTCGCTAACACCAGCAGCCTTCCTATATGGTCTACCTGACCTACCACCGCCGCCGGATTCCTACCCGTGTCCATCCCTATGATCAACGGATACCCCGGTATCGGGTTCAGCGCCTGCTTGCTCACATGAAAATCATGGTCAAAGGAATTCCGGAATACCGCCTGCCCAGACAAACTCGGACTGATCTTGTTATGGATGTACTGATCCGCCCACTCCGGCGTGTTCGATTCAAGAAGATCCTCATAGTAGCGCGGCGGCAAATTCTCCCGGTTCTCCGCATTCGGCTCAAACGCCCCCGGCTGGACAAAGTAACCCCAGTTATTCGGTAGCTCCTCTTCTAACAGCCGGTACCACGGCGAATCCTCCGAAAACGAGTTCGTCTCCATGAACAACCCATACCAATAATCCCTATCCTCAGCTCTCAGGTTCTTCGGCGACGGGTATCGACCACACCTCGACAGCGCCGCCTGTACCAACTCCGGGTCAATCTCTCGAAATTCCGAAATCCACGCACCCGTCAATTCCAGCGATAACAACCGGTCTACGTTGTCTGGCGTGTCCAGCGGCAACAACAGCCAATCCGACTCCACCCCCGGTAACCGGATCTGGATCGTCTGCTCACTCACCTTGAAGTGCGTCAACGGCCTGATCAGCGCTTGGATCGTCACTAGGTTCGTCGTCCTCAACTGCTGCAACGTGTTCCGGCTGATAACGAACCTCGACCTCCTCACACCGTCCGATATGTCCTTCGGCGCTTGGCAACTCCTCCTCAATAACTCCATCGCACACGCAGAACTCTTCGCACTACCTACCGGACCTCTCACCGCTCGCACTCGCTTTTCCGACAACATGAACTCTCGCAGCGTCGGCGGCGGCTTATAGTCAAACGTAGCCATCAGTCTTCATCCTTTACCTCTTCCGAGGAACCCTCTATCGTTACCGACTTATCCCCACCAAGGTCTATCGAGACGCTGAACCTCGCTCCCGACCCCTCTCCCTTCACGTCTCCTACAACACCCGCCATCTTGGCAAGCGTTCTGAAACTCTCCAGCTTAGTCGACGCAGTGGTCAGGTCATCGTGAATCATCTGATAGATCGTGATCAAGCTGTCTTCTACCAGCGTCGTCGCCTTTTGCTTTATTCGCTCCGGCGCGTGGTCATCTGAATTCCACGCCACTTGCGCCTCTTTCAGACGCAGACGAAATTGCGGCGTTTTGGCAAGGGCATCTAACTCTTCTACCGTCAGTCCATACTTCGCTAGAACCTCCTCTGGCGGCTTCAGCTTCGCCACTAGGTCCATTGCAAGTTGGCCCGATATTTTCTCAATATCGACGCTTATAGGGGCAAGTAGGGTCATCTCGGGGGCCTCAACGGGTATCCATCGCGGGGATTGTAGCTTAGCCGGGGATGGAGACCCAATGTCTACGTGGCGGGGTGGCTGCGTTATGTAACAGCGAAATCTTGTTACGTAACAGCGGAATCCTGTTACGTAACAGGGGGGCATGAGCGGGACGGATACACCTTTATTGAGTTGCTGGGTGAGCGTGCTACCTAAAATGCGCGGGGGGGCCGGGCGGCGGGGAGGGGGTGGGGTGGGGGTCCAGATCGGCCCAGATCGGCCCAGAGGCTAAATCCGCGATTTGCGCACACAATGAGGGCAGCAATGTCCTCTGTCGCTCTTGGTCCTCTGCGGCAACTGCCCCCTGTTTGGGCGAGAGGAAACCCGGTCGCTGGCGTGAGAACCTCACGGCGCGGTCGCTCTGGACACACTTGTTCTCGGGTGTGCGAAGGATGGGCTTTGCTGGGCGTTGGGAGCGCTTGGGACAGTCCGTCTGGGAGCGGCGGCGCCGTGTGCGAAAAGCGCGGCGAAAGCCTACCGCAGGACCGTTACAGACCAGAGAACCGTCGTCGTGAGACGAAATGGTGCGGGAAACCACCTTCTTCCGGGAGGACTCTGTGCGCTGAGGGCCGCCCCTCGACGTAAACAACGCGACAGGAGTTTCTATAACCACTCTTGACGCTGCGAGCTACGCTCGCGGCGCGTTTTGCTGTGTCTGGCAAAACGCGCTGCGGGCTATGCTCGCAGCGGCTGAGTGGTTTTTCAAAAGCGTCTACATTCCGTGGGCGCTTTTGTCTGACCATTCACTGAGGATTATTCCATGGCTAAGAAATCTGCAAACATCGTTGTTGACCTGACCTCGACCGATCTTCGTGCCCAGACGGACGCGGCGATCAACAAAGCAATTTCTTCCATCACGACCCGTGGGCTCAGCCTCACGGCTGATGTCCAACGCGCAGTTGTGGCGGGCCTCGCCTACTACACCATGTGCGAGGCAAGTGACGCCGGTCACTTGACGAAATTGCTCAACGCCGTTGTGGCCACTAAAGGCCTCAACGCGAAGAAACTGCAAGGCTACGTACTGGCGGCCGCGCCGTCTCTGGAGTTTGCCACCAACAAAGTTGGTGACAAGATCTTCAAGAAGCGCAGAGACGTCGAGAAGGATTCCTTCGATGACGTTATGGCCTTTGTGTCCGCCACTATGTGGGGCGACTACAAGCCCCAGCAAAAGGAGCAGGAGCTGGACCTGTCCAAGCTCGCTGCTACCTTCGCGAGGAAGGCCTTGCAGGCCGAAAGCGAAGCTGGCGTGGCCGTCACAGACACGGCCATCATCGAGGCGGTCAAGCGTGCGCTTGAGGAGGCGCACGCAAAAGCCAAGAAGTAACCAGATCGAAACGCGCCTCGCAAGGGGCGCGTCTGCCACGATGGCACTGATGAGGGCGCAGGGATTGCGCCACTGGCAACCCACCACCACCACGGCCGCCTGATAGGCGGCTTTTTTGTGCCCGCGCCACTGGTGCGCCACTGGGCGGCCTCGTGGGTTTTGTAACAACGTCGGCGCACCATTTAGGGGCGAATTTCCCTTGACACTAGGCCAAAAAAAGTTTAGCCTTGCGCATAGCAAGGCTACCCCGAACGTGGTTATACGGGGAGCATAATGTTACTGTTACAAGGCCTTTTTGTAGCAAGGGAAAATTACGCCTCTAGCCCGCGTGGTGACTGGGCTAGCGCTGTTTGTTAATTTGTATCAAGGAAAAATATATAGGCTTTAGGGGGC